TGCCCCGCCAACCCGAACAACGCCAAGGTGGCCTCGATCGCCTTTCAGGCGTATGTGACTGGGCTGCCAAAGGAGTTTCCGACTGACGACGTGATGAGCAGCAAGATGACGCTCCGGATCACCGGAGCCCTGGCAATCACTGTGGCACCATAACACCAAGGAGGAGCAGAGCACCTATGGAAGGCAACGGCAAATCGCCACTGACGCGCGACCAGATCCTCGCCGCGATGGACGCCACGATCGAAGCGGTCGACGTCCCCGAGTGGGGCGGCGTCGTCCACGTGCGGAACATGACCGGCAGGCAGCGGGACCAGTTCGAGCGGTCCCGCTACAAGATGATTGGCGACAAGGTCGAGATCATCCACGAGAACACGCGGGCGGCACTGCTGGCGGTGTCGCTCTGCGATGCGAACGGCACCCTCCTCTTCACCAAGGAGGACATCGAGGCATTAGGTGAAAAGAATGGCGCGGCGTTGGATCGGCTGTTTGACGTGGCCCAGCGCCTGAGCGGCTTGCGGTCGCAGGAGTTGGAGGACAAAATAAAAAACTTGAAGCGCGTCCCGAGCGTCGATTCTGGCACGAACTAGCATTGGCGCTTGGCGGACGCACCATCGGTGAATGGCAAGAGGTGATGAGCAACGATGAGTTCGTGGACTGGATGGCGTTTTATCAGCTGCAACCCTTTGGGCCCTGGCGCACTGACACGCAGGCGGCGATCATTGCGTCGACGATTGCGAACGTCAACGCCAAGAAGGGTCAGTCGTTTTCTATTGACGACTTCCGGCTCAAATTCAAGCCCAGGTTTCAGACGCGCAGGCGCACGAGCATCTCAAGTGAGCAGGTCCTGTCCTTCTTTCAAGGCCTGGCCAACAAGCAGAAGGGACCGGTGTAGATGGCGGACATAGGCACCCTCGTCGTCAAGATTGCCGCTGACGCCAGCGAGCTGTCCAAGGAGCTGCAGAAGATCGGCGAGGGCGGCACTCGCGCCGCGAGCGCCATGAAGAACGCCGGCAAGATCATGGCGGCCGCCTTCGTCGCGGCGGGAACGGCGATCGTCTACATGACGATTCAGGCTGGCAAGGCCGCTGAGGAGCTGGAGCAGCTGAGCCAGATCACCGGCATCAGCACCGACACGCTCCAGGGCTACGAAGTGGCGATGAATCGCGTCGGCCTGTCCGGCCAGGACATGACGCAGATGATGAAGGCCCTCTCCAAGAATCTGGAGGAGGCCCAGAGCGGCACCGGCGAGGCGGCAGATCGGTTCCGGCAGCTGGGCATCGACATCAGGAAGGTGACTGACACCGACGATCTGATTCGCAAGGTGATGAATTCGGTGTCCCAGTTTGCCGACGGCACCGAGAAGGCCGCCATCGTGAGCAGCCTGCTCGGCAAGGCGGGGTTGGCCTGGATCCCCGCCATGAAAGACGGCGCGAAGGCCCTTGACGACGCCGCTGAAAAAGCCAAGAAGATGGGGCAGCTGTCCGCCGATCAGATCGCGGCCCTGACCGCGATGGATGATGCCTTGGATGATCTGTCGATGGCCTGGAAGTTTTTTGCTGGCAACCTAGGCGCCCTGGTCGCTCCGGCGATCCAATGGGTCACGGAGCTGTTCGTCAACATGCTGTCGTGGGCGTCGCAGGCCCTCAAAGAACTGCGGGAGTTTTTGGGGATGGCTGGCAGTGAGGCGCCGAAGGTGTCAAAGCCCAAGGCGCCACCACTTGTCGACAGCGGCAAGATGAATGCCGCGCGCCAGTCGGCGCTTGACGCCCGCTTCAAACTCAACGAGCAATCGTTTGCTGACGCGAAGGCCCTCGGCGATGCGGAGCTGGCCTACAACGCAGCGCTCCAGGACCAGCGCAAGGCCCTCTATCAGAAAACAGAGCTGGAGATCGCCAAGGAGCGCGCTGACATCGTGCGGGCCTCCACGGACAATGTGGTCAGCAATCTCGAACTGGAGATCGAGAACTACAAACTGTATGCCGAGGAGAAGAAGGCTGCCTATGGCAGCGACGCCAAGAGCATCGAAGCGCGGGACAAGTTTGCGGCTGAATCGGCGCTCAAGCTTGCGCAGCTGGAAACCCAGTTGAGTGTGGCGCGCGTCCAAGGCGAGACGCAGCGGTTGCAAGCTGGGACCGCGGTGTTCGTGGCCACCAAAGGCGAGGAGATGGCGGCCCTAGATGATGAGATCGAGCGCTATGCCGCCCTCGAAGAAATTCAGCAGCAGACCTATGAGCAAGAGATTCTGTTCTCTGGTGCCGCTGAGGCGCGCCGGCGGGTGCGGATCGGCGCGATTGAAGCGGAGGCAGAGAAACTGCGCAAAATTGCCAACGATCAAATCAGAGATGCCGAAAAGCTGGCGCAGGTTCTCGAGAACATCGACAACCGGGAGCGCGCACGAAAGATGGCGGCCGCCAACGAATTCCCCACGTTCTGGGAGAAGCAGCTCAATGATCTGCAGGCCAGCAACGTGTTTTCGATGGGCCAGATGGTCAGCACATGGTCGAGCAGCATCGCCACGATGATCGTGAAAGGCGGCGACCTCAAGGCCGCGTGGGAGTCGACGCAGATCGCCATCATTCAAGGCTTCATCAACATGGGCGTGTCTGCTGTGGCGACCGCAGTCAAGACGTTGATCGTCAATGAAGTCACCGCCACTGGGGTGGCTGGCGTCTGGGCGAGTGCGGCCGGCTTCGTCGTGGGCGTCTGGGGCACAGTGACAACCGCCATGGCGACGATGTTCACGACGCTCGTCACGATTGTTGTTGCCGTTGGCGAGGCCATCATGGGAGTGCTCTCAGCGATCGGCACAGCCCTCGGGTTCACCGGCGTCGGCGCCATCTGGGCAGGCGCCATCCTCTCTGGGGTCGTGCTGATTGGCGCGGCCCTTGTGGCATTGAAGGCGGTGAAGTTTGCGAAGGGCGGGATCGTCACTGGCCCGACGCTGGGCATGCTGGGTGAAGCCGGACCTGAGGCCGTCATTCCGTTGGGCAAGGGCAACCCGTTTGGCGACAGAGAGGATCGGCCCATCATCACCAAAGTCTATGTCGATGGCAAGCAGATCGCCAGAGCGACCACGAGGCATCAGATGTCAGCCTGGCGCTGGGAAGGAGCAGGTGCCTGATGCCGCGTTTCCTCAGTCCCCGAGTCTATGAGACCACCTCCACGACCGGCACCGGCACCGTCCAATTGGCTGGCGCGCTCGGCAGCACCTACCGCACGTTTCTGTCGGCGTTTGGGAACGGCGGCAGGTGTTACTATTTCATCTACGCCAACCCCACGTCCTACGAGTATGGCCTAGGCACGATCAATTCGAGCAACCAATTGTCTAGGGATCTGGTGATCGACGGCAGCGGTGGGTCGATGGTCCTGGTCAACTTTGCCGCCGGGATCAAGACCGTCATCAATGCGATCCCGCCGGAAGCCTGCCTGAACAACGGCACGCAACAGTTTGGCAATGGCGACACCACGCCAGACGTGCGCTTGGGAAACGTCTGGATTGCCGCCAATACGGGCAGCACCTCCATCACGTTCTTTGACGGCGGCATCGACGGCCAACAGATCACTGTCCATTTCACCAACAGCAACACGACCATCGTCCACGGCGCCAGCCTGCGCCTCTCCGGGGGCAGCAACTTTGTCGGGACGGCCAACGACATGATGCGCTTGGTCCGCGTGGCGGGGGCGTGGTATGAGGCGGGCCGCTCGGTGAATGCATGAGCGGGAACCGGTTTTGCCTCCTGTCCTTCCAGGTGGAGGAGCAGAGCCTCACGGAAGGCCACGCGATCATCTCGCTGGGCGGGATCGTCAGCGGCGATTGCCTGCGCTTCCGTGATCAGTATGCCGATGGGGCCTGGTGTTACTACGCCATCAAGTGGGGACCCTATTGGGAGTACGGCTTGGGCCAACTGAGCTACGGATCCCCGGATGCGCTGACGCGGTATCTGGTGTTGGATTCCAGCGCAGGCGGCCAGAAGTTGTATCTGGGGCCAGGCCGGAAGTTGATTCATCAAGCCCTGGTCCCGATGGGGGCAAACGCCAACGGGGTCGACACGTTTGCGGATGGGGACGTGACGCCATCGGTCCGCTCAGGCACCGTCTTCATCTGCAACAACACGAACGCGACACTCATCACCGATTTTGATGATTGGGTGTTTGGCCACGAGATCGTGATTCTGTTCATGAACGGCCAAACCACGCTGGTTCACGGCACGCCCATCCGGCATCCGGGCGGGAGCAACATCACGCCCACCCAGAATGATGTGGTGACGTATGTGCGCGCGCCCTATGTCGGCGCGGTCTGGCAGCTGGTCTCCTGGAGTCAAAACGCCTAATGCCTATCGGATTCAATCCAGTCGGTGAGCTGCCGGTCCTCGACGCCAACGATGAGCTCGCGGAGCCGTCGCCGCCCGTCAACACCTATTGGATCACCATCGACCGGATCGTGAATCAGAGCGACGTGGTGCCCAGCGTCCAAGTGGGATCGCTGTCCTGCGATATGGTCCTGAACGGCAAGAGCACGATGAACTGCACGCTGCTGAACCCCACCTACGTCCCCCAAGCAGGGCAGGTGATCAAGTTTGTCGACCGCGCCAAGTTGATCTTCGCAGGCAAGATCCAGAGCGTGGATTTGACCGCTCCCCAGGATGAGGCCGTCAAGAGTTACCAGCTGGACTGCGTCGGCTGGGAAGGCGACATGGAGCGGCGCCTCGTCACATCGAATTACGCTAACGCGAGCGCCGGCAACTTCATCAGGGCCGGGATCGTGGATGCCAGCCTCGATGACGAAGGCTTCACCCAAGGCGTCATCGATGAGGGGCCGACGATTCTGTTGGCGGATGCCGATCACGTGCGCGCGTCTGAATATCTCAGGGACATTGCGAGTGCGGGCGGTGGGGCTCTGGAAGTCGGGTCGGACAAAAGCATCTCCTTCCGGCGCCTGGATCTTCGGCCCGCCCCATTCCCCTTGATCAACGCGGAGCCGGAGGAGGTCAGAGTCACGGAGGACAAAGACAACTATTGCAACAAGGTCACCATTAAAATCACCGGGACCGGTAGTACCACCACCTCGATCGTCCGCCAAGATCCCATCGAAATCGCCGCCCGCCAAGCCATCGAAGGCGGCACTGGGATCTATGAGGTGTACGAGAAGATCGTCCATCCCACGTCCAACGTGGTGGAGGACCTGGCGCGGTTTGGGATCACCTATGCCTTCTTGTTGATGGCCGCGCGCGGTCGCGTCGCCAAGAACGTCTCTGCGAAGCTCAGGCGGCCGCTGCTTGACGTCGGGCAGATCATCGACGTCAACCTCCCAGGCATGGGGGCGCTTGGCACATATCAGATCAGCCGCTTGGGCATCACCGATGAGGAGGCGATGATCCTGTATGCCATAGAGGCGACCTACACGAGCAGGCGGCAATTGAATCTTGATTCCATTCAGCGGATCGTCTCGCAAGCGCGGGCCACGATTGTCCTGCCCTCCGATGACTTCGCCAACACGGTCACGCTCACGACCAATCAGACCTGGGCGGTGCCAGGCACCGGGACGGTCCAGGTGGAAGTCCAGACGAATGGCGGCGGTGGCGGCGGGAGCGGAAGCAGTGCTGGCGGGACTGCGTTCACTGGCGGGACTGGCGGGGCTGGCGGCAAAGCCACCTCCTTCCGAGAGTATGCCGCAGGCACGAACCTCACAGTGGTGATCGGCGGAGGAGGATCTGGCGGAGCGTCGGCCACTGCCGGATCAGCTGGCGGCGAAACCTATGTGGCCTCACCGACGGAAGCACGAGTCGCCCGTGGCTATGGCGGCCAACCCGGCACGCCTGGACCCAGCCCATTTGAGTTTGGAGTCAATGGCGCGCCAGGGACGGCTGCCGGCGACTATCCTTTCACCGGTCAAGGTAGTCCCGGCGGCGCCGGCGGCTCCGTTGGATCTGGAGGAGCTGGCAGCAATGGCAGTGCGGGCAAGGTGGTGATCAGGTATTGAGATGCGAATTCTTTTTCTGCTTTTTAGTTTGCTGATGAGCGGTTGCGTGCGCGATCGCGACTGTACTTTTTATTTGCAATGTCACACCCACGATCGGGCGCCAGGAGATCAGCCCAAAGATCCTCCTGCTGACCAGTCTCCTCCTCCGCAGAAACCTCCTCAAAAACCGTAAACGACAGCCGCCCTGCCCCCAGGAGCTGTCCCCCCAGGCCCTCCCATAAGAGGTCTCAGCCTGCCCAACCCCAGGCCTGGAGCCTGGTTTGCCCCTCTACCGGGCTGGGGATAACTAAGCGAAAAAAACCCGATAAATCTGGCTTTTGGGCTGGACATTCACCTCCTATTATAGGAGAATAATGATGTTACTGGTTTTTAGCGAGAACGAGAGGAGGAAAACAGACGGCGAACTCAGGCAGGGACCTTCCGAAGAGAAAGCGCTGAAGAGCGGCCTTGAATGGACCGGAGCAGCGCGAAACTCAGGAGGCCACCCAGAGATAGAATCGAGACCAGCGCGGTGCTGATGCCACACGGTAGCACGGCCGATGCAGACACCAACCTGAAGTCTCGTAGAACATCTCCCCACTCCAAGGGCACCATCACCGAAGCCGATAGCAAGGCGGAGGACTAGTCGGACGCCTGTTACGCCGACTTTAGAGGAAAATCCAAACAGGGAAGTTTTCACTCCTATTAGAGCAACCCCCAAACGAACGAAGGAGACACGACGATGCAAATCACTTCCACTAATATGCGACGCACGACGATGGAACATCACCGCCCGACCCGCCGCTACTTCATCACACCCCGCGGCGCTGAGCGGAAGGTCTTTGAGCTGCGGATGCCGACAGTGGATCACGTGCCCACCCTCTGGGCCGATGTGAAGCAGCTGATCGCGGCTGAGTACACGAAGGAGGTGGGACGATGACGAAAGCAATGAAACATACCGCACTGGTGATGAAGACCCTGGGCCTTGGACAACAACCCCCAACAACCACGAAGGAGACGACGATGAGCAAAACGAAACAAGCCGAGGAAAAGATCATGACCTATGAGAAGGCCACCGAGCATTTGCACTATGCCGTGAACGATGCCGAATACAATGTGAAGCGCACGGCGCAGAAATTAGTGGAGCAGGCCGACTGGATAATCCGCCGCCTCCAAGGTGCGAAGGACCGGATGAATATGATGCTGGACAATGCCGACAAGGAACCATTAGTGCTGCGCGAGCACACCGGGCTGAACAGCCTGGGGGAATTGCAGGCAGCCGGAGTGGAATTCGACCGCCTCTGCGGCGAGCTATACAAGGAGCAGGATCACTTGAAGACGATGGGTGCGCTACTCGGGAAATTTCAGTCAATCATCTAAAACACCCCAACCCCCAAACTTTAGAAGGAGACACACACAATGGAATTCACACAGACCGAGCTGATGAGCGATGCCGCGATTGCTGAAGTCCAGAAGTCCACGTCAGAGCTGTTCGACCTGGTTGCCAATGTCCCTGCGCATCTCCTCTCCCGCCTTGATGTGAAGGATCTGGTGCACCGCCGGGAGCGCGACCTCAAGGGCCACGAAGAATCCTATCAGTGGCGGCAGAAGGCGATCGAGCGCTCGCGGCAGCTGAACCGATGGTTCGACGTCGTGCAGCAGTGCTTGGGCTTGGAGAAGGCGGTGGCCTATGCCTGGAAGGACGCGAAGGTGGAGACCCACCGGCGTCGCGATGATGATCCTTATATGACCGTCGAGATCCCGAACGATAAGTACACCAGGACGATCGTGACGATCAAGCCGACGCTGGAGTATTCCGTCGCGCAGCGCGGCAGCTGGAGGAGCACCACCCACACCGGCGAATTCATCGAACTGAACATCGATGGCAAAACGCGCCGCTACACCATCAAGGATCGCAAGACCCAGAACTGGGACAAGATCACTGACACGATCACCGACGAAGTGGAGCGCTGGAAGAACAAGCAGCAGCAAGAGCAGGAGGCCACTGCGAAGAAGCGCAACCAGTTCGAGCGCACCCAGGACGACTTCGGCGATCTGATGACGATCGAGAAGGAGCAGAAGGGATACTACGCCGACTCCTATCGTCAGCGGAACTGGAAGAGTTACGACGTGTTCAACGGCAAGGCGGTGACGCACAGTGTGAATTTTTACGACGGGCCCAACAACGATGAGACCCAGACCTACAACATCAGCGTCAACATCAACAAGGTCCACGTGGATGTGGCGCGCGAGATCCTAGAATTCATCAGCAGCAAACTCAAATAAGTCTGCCACAACCCCAAACAGAAGGAGACACGACGATGATGGACCTACCCAAAATTTGGTTGCTGATGAGCAACTGCGATCAAGACACTCCGCTGTGCATCCTGGCGTGCGAACGCCAGCTGAGCCACGAGGAGCTGATGCAGACGGGCCTCTTGGACTTCGAGGATGAGGCGATCGAGAGCGAAGCGGATCCTTATATGCTGATGGACATCGCGTTCGCTGACAAGGAGTTGGAATGGGTCGAATCGAAACTCTATCCGATAGAAGGAGGCGCACGATGAGCCCATTTCGCATTGCGGTGATGAAGGTCGCCAATCGGTGGGCCGTGGCCGACTTCCCCGATGAGGATCTGGAGAACGAAATCTGCAAAGCGGTGCGCTGCTCCTATGCGCTCGCGAAGTGGATCGCGCGACGCATTCGCAACTTGACGTTCTGACAACCCCCAACCAACGAGAAGGAGACACACGATGCCACACTTTGATGTCAACGGATGCGGCACATGGATTTGTCAATTCTGCGCAGGCATCTATCCTGACACCGTCCGCTCTGTGTGGGTGAAGTACACCGAGTCAGGCAAACCTCACGGCAACAAGTGTCCCGAGTGCGCAGGCACCGGCAAGGCCAACCTTGCAGTGATGCCCGACTACTACTATGGGGAGGATTACTGATGAAACCCCGAACTGCGAAGGAGCTGTTGAAGCAGATCGCTGACGCGCGGCGCACGCCGCCACCCAAGATGCTGACCATCCACGACCTAGCACGACTCGCCAAACAAAGGAGGACACGATGACACCGAAGGAGATGAAAGACATGCGCGAAGCAGAGAAGGCGGCAGAGCGGGAGCAGCAGAAGATCGATGAGGAGAGGATCAACAACCTCGCCAGCACCGACAGGATGGATCCACGCCTCGCAGCAGAGCGATGCAGCTGCGGCCACAAACGCGTGATCCACCTCGATGCGGCCTGGGGCCTGGCGAAGGGCCACGGCGCGTGTGCCGCCTGCAAGTGCGCGAAATTCACCTGGGTCGCAGCAAAGTAGACAACCCCCAACACCAATGAGAAGGAGATAGCGATGGCCTATACGCAATATCAGCAGACGGCGCTCGACGTGCTGCACGCGATCCGCGATCTGAACTATAAGCCCTGTACCCGCACAGAAATCAGGCGCGCATTACGATGGTACCGTCAAGTGTTCACTGATCATCACCGAGTCAAAACACAAGCACATGGATGGTATGGGCACGGCGTCTTCGCCGATGTCAATTCAGAACGAGTCTTTATCGGGCAAACCTGGAAAGTCGTGGAAACCTGGCGACACATTACAAAGCAACTCTAACCCCAACCCCTAAACCTGAAGGAGCAACAGCCATGAAGATTCGTGAACAATTCCTCAACGCGCGCAAGTTCGGTGTGCCCCTCATCGCGATCCAGACCGCTGACCCTGGCGCGACCATTCAAACGTTGGTCCAGGC